TCGAAGTTAGTAATCTCTAATCGATCAACATCTGAAGGCGACCAAGGATTGCTATTAGAAACGTTCTGTCCATAAGGATACATGAAAGCCGCTGTAGCACCAACTAATTTTATATTAGGTTCATCTGTCATAATTAATAAGCCCATTTTGCTTGAAATAATCTAACCACTTTCCTAGCGGGGAGAAGTGTTTCGTTTTCTAAATAATAAGCCAAGGATGCACATAGCAAAGCTTGGGTAAAGTGATCCTCTCCTCTCTTTCCGCCTCTCATTGTCAGCGTCTTATACTGAATTTCCCCATTAGGATTTTTAGAGTAGGTCATCCTTTCTAGTTCTGAAACTAATTCCAAATCTGTAGATGTATAAACAATCTTATGATTGTTTGAATACTCTTGTAAAACTGAAACTGAAAACGGTTTTGTTTTAGATTTAATTTCATTTCCTTCTGAATCTGTTCCTAAAGAAAGTGAAGAAGAAAAGTTAATTGGCATAATTCTTTTATCAAACTTCTTATGTAAATATTCTTCTCCCTCTTTAAGTTTTTGAATTACTGCTTTACCAGAAGAACCCTCATCAATTCCTATGATGGATGGTTTGAATTTAGAATCTAAATAATCTATTATCTTTTCTTGAACTGGATAAGATACTTTATTCAATTGAATTCTTCCATGAAACTTTAATACTCCGCCATCTTCATACAGAATGACTATAGCAGTCGGTTCTGTATAGCCTAAGTCTATTCCAAATAAAATATACTTTGATTTAGTAACTGGGAAAGTTGATAAGTGTAGGAAGTAATCTTGAAAATTTTCTTTTAGTTTGATACCATCTAATACTAATTTATAAACTGGGTAATTAGATATATGCATTAAGTTTCTATCGAAGATGGAAAAAATTGGAGAGCCATGCTCCCCTAGCACTAAATGAATAAAGTCGTCGTGATCTTTTCCTCCGTACTGCTCTATTGCATGAACCTCATCTTTCTCTGAAAATCTAGGATTATCGTAAGCGGAAACTCTATGCTTTGTATAAGAACTGTCCTCTTGATCTACAGTATAAAGAACATTATTTTCTCTAAGTCCTGTAGGAACTCCAGCGACTACCATTCTATATCCTTTAGTAAATGTATTTAGAACTGGTTGAAGTTCTGTCCAAGTCCCCCAAGGATAATACCCTCCCTCGTCTAGAAATATACATGGAGAATGTAAACCAATTACATTTGCTCCTGTTCCAGTTTGACCTGCAATTCTACAAATTAAGTTGGAAAGATTAAGTAAAGCCAATTCAAAAGATGAACTATTAAATCCTCCAGAGGAGGGAATTAAAGATCGTAATAAAGAATTAGATCTGAAGTGTCTATTTAAATTTTGCCAAACAGGTTGAAGATGTGCTTTATTAGGAACTGTGTAAACAATATAATCTTTTGGATATACTTTAAATACTAACATCCATGTGATTAAAGAAGTAAGAGATACTGTTTTTCCTGTAGCTCTAGCTGTGCAGAATTCTGAGAACTGATTGAAATCGCACAGCATTTCTTTTTGGTACTCTGTGAATTCAAACTCTTCCTCCCAACTCATCCTATCTAAATTATAAATAAACTCATTACATAAAACTGGATTTTTTATAAGTTCAAATAATTCTAAATCTTGTTGAGTAATTTTTTCTTTTAACATATTCTATAAAGTTTTAGGAATGATTAATCTCTCCTCTCCTGGTATACCTCCCCATTTTCTAATATAATTTTCTCTAGCTTTCCTAAATAAGAAGTGATGTTGATTTTGTTCTTGAATAGTAAAGCCATGTAAAGTAGAACTCTTTATGTGGTTTAATCTAGATTCAAAAACTCTTCTAGTTGAATAACCAGCCAAGTTCATTCTTCTAAAATAATCATTATCCTCAAAGTATGCATAGTTTGGAGATATTTTTTCATCAAAATATCCAACTATATTTACTATCTTATCTGGAATAACAAAACAAGAGAAAGCGTTATCTGATGGAACTGCTCCAGGGTAAGCTACACAATTTTCATCTGAAGCATTTAATAAAATTTCAATAGTATCTTCAAAAAAGTCTACATCGTCATTACAAATAATTCTATACTCTGCTGTATTCTTTATAAAAAAATTCCAACTAGCGGCAACGCCAATGTTCTTTCCAAAATTATAAACGTGTAAATTTTCTATATTAGGTCTTTCTAACTTACATCCATTATCTATAATCAAAATCTGTGTTGGTTTTACTGTTCCATTAACAGCACTTAACACACATTTCGTTAATAGATCATATCTATTTAAAGTAGGAATACATAAATTAATTTCCTTTCCTTTGTACAAGCCAGCCTCCTATCCCTCCAACCAAATATTTAATTTCATGGGTGAGTATATATTTAGCTCCAGCCCTTTTACAGTCATCCAAAAATCTAAAATCTTCTATAGCATAGGGAGTAAATCTAATATTATTATTCAAAATAAATTCTGTTCTACAGGCAAACGAAATTCCTACATTACATTCTCTTATGTCTTTTAATCCTGGAGGTGGTTGAATATTATTATTGGTAATGTCTTTATAACTAAATATGACAATATCTAAAGTCGGATCTTTTGAAACATGAAATTTTAATCTGTTTGTATAATCTGGTTCTACCCAATCATCGTCATCTAGAAAAGCCATCCATTTAGTTTCTACATTTTCTATTCCAACATTTCTAACTAATCCAGCATGGGCTAACTTAGGGGTTACAATATTTATTTGTCTATCTGTATTGAAAATTTGATTTGGTTCTAAGCCATCCCACACAACTATCCACTTCCAATTCCAATCATGCTGTGCTTCAAGTGATTTGAAAGTTCTTTCTAAAGTTTTTCTTCCGAGAGTCGGAGTTATAAAAGTTAAAAAGTCTACAGCTTCGACACCCATTTTGTATTTCTTTGAACCCTCTCTACAAACATGGGATTAGATTCTATAACTGCTTTTTGAATATCAGAATAACTTTTCCTTTGCCCACAAATTAACGGGTAAGCTAAATAACAATTATATTCTGGATGTACAAGATGTGCATAACATACATCATTGTTTCCTATAGTCGGATCTAGATTTATTTCTAATAGCTTATCAAACAAAGTAGCTTTTATAGCATAAGCATGGGTAGAAAATGCCCCAGTTAATTTAATTATATGATCAGAAATTTGATAAGCCGGATAAGAATCTAAGTTTGCTCCTAGATAAAACATATCCCAATCTTCAGGAAGTTCTATAACTGCTTGAATTAAATTCTCACATGCATTTGGAAAGAATTCAATATCATCTTCAAAGATTAATATATTATTAGCTTTGTTTTGAATAGCGTCTTTAATACAATTAGCGTGAGCTAGATGACATCCGTAAAAACGCTTAGTATGGTTAACTCCTGGAATTCTAACTACTTTATCTAATACCCCCACTTTAGAAAATTCTTCTATGGATTCTTTCCATCTATCTTTTCTAGAATCTAAATTTATACAATAAATAAAATCAAAAAATTTCCAGGGACTCATTTTTCTAATAGCCTTTCGATAATGTAATGTAAAAGAATTGAATGTATATTTTCACACATTCTAATATCTTTAGTAGGAATGTTTATGGCTATATTAGAGCATCTTTGTACAGGATTGTCTGGATTTCCAGTTATAGAAATAACAAAACGATCATGAAGATTAGCCCAAATAGCGGTTGAAATAAGATTTTCACTCTCTCCAGAATAACTAATTAGGAATAAAACATCCTGTGGTTTAGATAATTTTTCAAATAATATTGAAACAGAGTCTTCATAATCATAATCGTTTGATAAAGCAGTTAGTATAGAAGTATTATCTAATAAACAATAAGACTTTAATCCACAGGTTAGAACTAGATCTTGCGTAAAATGAGAAGCATTTGAAAAACTTCCACCATTTCCGGCGGTAAATATAGTTACATTTTTCTTTAATTTATCTACTACTTTTTCTATTAAATCTGAATCAATTTCTTTACAAATTAATTGTAGATCATTTATGTAATAATTAAACATCGGTTTTATCCAAAGGATTTGTTTTAGATTTCATTTCCAATAGTTCGGGACTATAAATTTTATCGTAATATTTTAACATTTCTATATCAGTAGGGCCATCTATATTATATTTTTCAGCTAAAATAGATAACACGCTCTGCTCCCATCTATGTTCTCTGAATCCTTCAAGATTAGGAAGTCCACAAACATTTGGTTCTTCTGTAACAATATTAATATCTTTACAAAAATTTAAATATCTATAAAAAAATCTATATGGAAATTCAGAGATCGTAGTACCAAGTAGAATAGACCAACGCTGTTGAGCGTTCCAATACTTCTCTTCATCGGCATCCATTAAAATAAATGTATCTCTTTTAGTCCACTCATAATTATAATGATGGTCGTGTTTTACTAAAAAAATTTTTTCTTTCTCAAGCCATTGATTGAAAGAATACTCAAAAGATCCTATAGATCTAAATCTTAGATTACTGTCACAATATAAAATATTTTTATTCTCTCCTTCGTAGTTTATCATAGTGGATAGAATTATATATGGTTTCCATAAAAAATATCCAAAGTATTTTTTATATTTAAATATATCTAAATTATTTTTATAAAACTCCGTTTCTTTTAATAAATCTCCAGTCCATTTAATATGGTTATGAAAATATTTTCTATACAAACTATCAAATTCTTTTTGATATTCTTTATGTATGGGAGTTCCAGAAAAAGTAACTACAACTGTATCACTCAGCATCTCTTATCCTTTTCTTTATTTCCGTAGTAGAAATAATATCTGTATAAGGAATATAAATTAAAGCAATATGTTGATCTCTTAACCATTCCTCTGTAAAATCCATTTGCTTTAGATAATCTTTCTTTAACCAATCACTACCAATAATAATTACATCTGGTTTAGCAATAGAGATTGCTGGTTTGGAGTCTTTCCCTCCAGTATTAGGAATAATTTCATCCACATAATTTATAGTTTCTAACAATTTTTTTCTTTCTTCATAAGAAAAAATTGGCTTCTTTCCTTTAAACTCCTCTATAAATTCATCTGTATTTAGTCCTAAGATTAAATAACTATCTGGAAAATATTCTTTACATTGTCTTAGAAAATTAACGTGACCAACATGAGGGACATCGAAAGTACCGCCAGTGTAAACAATTATTCCCATATTTATTCTTCTCTCCAATAGTGCATTTTTCTAAATACCATAAGTGTTTTAGAAAACCACCATCCAGTTTGAGGGTACGGAGATGCACTTGCCCTAAGAATATTTGTTTCTTCTGGTACAAAATCAAACTTATATCTTTTCAATTTTTTTATAACCATTCCATTTTCTAGAGGATTAACATGTCCATCTCCCCCAAATTCAGGGATAGACCAGCTAAGAATAATTCCATGTTCTGCTCTTTGACAAATATTATCTAGGAAAATTCTTTCATATCTTTGAGGAATATGCTCACCTACTTCTAAACAGAGAACCCAATCATATATAGGAATAGATGCAAGATCTATTCTCTTAGAGAAATCTGTTACTTTACATCTACCATTAGTAATTTTTTCTGTATAGGGATTGCCATCGTATCCATCACATACAGAAAAATCTGTGTTTAGTTTTCTGGTATAAAATCCAGTTCCACATCCTACATCTAGAATACAGATTTGTGAATTGTCATAATCCAGCATGAAATCTTTATATTCCTTTTCAAAGAAATCACAGAGTCCATCTGATAATTTTCTATCAACTCCATGACCTTCTTCTGTATCATTTTCCCAATAGCCCCTAGGGTTTATCTTCAATTGGCCTCCAATATTCTACATTACCATTATTAAATGAGCAATACCAATGATTAAGCCACCAACTTTCATGAATTATTCTACCATCTTTTAATTTAACTTCGTACCATTTAGCTCCAGGATTAGTAGGATCGTCAGTCATTGGTGGAGTTTGTTCATCAAACTTTATCCAATCGTTCATATTGTTATCCATTCTGGAGGAATACGATCTGAATGATCTTCTCCAATCACATAATTTTTAGGTGCTATAACTACTTTGTTTGGTGATTCATTAAGCCAAGCACCCCACCAACTAAAACTAGAATTAGCTATTATCTGATGTTCACAACTAGACAAAAGAAATAAATCTTTTACTTCATCTTTTTCTTCAGAAAAAGAAAATTTATTTCCTATAAAGTTTTCTTTACACCAAGTGACATCATCAGAGAAAACTAGAAAAGAATATCTTTCTGGATCAAAATAATCTATTGCTCTATTATAATAATCCATTGTTAAGACTGGATGAGTATGTTGAAGATATAGATAATCTCCTCTTCTAACGTGGATACCTGCTGTTCCTTTAGTCGGAGGAGTAGAAAAATTAGGAGTAAAATAATATTTAATTAATTCTTTACAATGATCAAAGTATTTCCAGCTTTGGAAATACCCTTTTAGATCATACCATAGATAATTTTCACCTAATTTTATATCTTTATAATACGGACTTGTTTCTTTTATTTCTTCTATTCCATAAGGAAATCCAGAATGCATAATCACTTGGGGCAATTCATTTAAAAAATATTTTGAATATTCCCATTTAGAAAAAGAATAACTATGATCATTCTTTGTAGCTATGCCAATTGTACTGGCTATTTGGAATAATTGATTTCCTAGCCTACCATAATTACCAAGTTCTAAAAAAGTTATCATCTCCAATCCAACCATTTCAAAATAGGACTACCTACAAAATCTTTTTTCCAAACAAAAACTCCATAAGCAGTATCATCTGTATGACCGTCCCCAGTAAAACTTATTCTTTGGATACAAACATTAACTTCTTTTAGTGGAGTTTCTTTCCATAATCCTTTTCCTCTAGTAGCACTTTCTAACATAGAAAGACGTAAAAGGAAAATCAAATATCCTTCACCATTAAGTATTTCTAAACTTTGTCTGATAAATTCCTCAGCTAAACTGTAAGGAGGATTTCCTATGATTAGATCGTAAGTTCCAAACATGAATGTATAGTTTAGATAATCATCTATATCCCATTCATCATAATCTTCGGAAGGTTTTTCAAAAAATTTATCTACTCCAACTAGATAAGAAGGTTTAAATTTATCTACTTCTTTTAAAGCTTTTCCCCAAACTCCAGTACCAGCACCAGGGTCACAAATAAATGCTGGACTACATTCTTTTGGAATAACAGTATTAACTACTGCTCTAGCAAATTCTATTGGAGTCGGATAGAAATCTTTATCAGATCTTTTTCTTCCACCCTCTTTTATTATTGTCATACAACAACCCAATCCTCTCCAAGCATATCCACATCTCTGACAAGAAGTGTATGCTTTCCACTCTCTAAGCTAATCATTAAATGCCCATCTAAATACATATAAGAATTTGGATCTTTGTCTTCCCATTCAAGACGAGCAACTTTATTGCCAGCAATAACCTCTCTTATTGCATCAGGGAAATTCATTTCTACTTTTTTATTAATACCACTAGTGGTAATTTTTTTTACAACTGGACTATGAGCGGGTGATTCCATTTTTATTTCTCCTTTCCTTTTATAATTTATAACAAGCTTTCAGGTAAAATATCGGGCTTGTTAGATCCTTTCTTTCTTAATAATTCTGCGGTTGTAACTTTTACTTTATTATTACAGACTTCTCCACTGTCTAATTTTCTTTTACAAGTTAAAACGATAACGTTCTCTGACTGTGGATATAAAGTCCATATCGTTCCTAGAAGCATATTACATTTGTCGCATAGAATATAACTCATTTTCTGCTCATAAAATTCATGGGCTTTTTGAGTTAAGGACTCTAGATAATTCACTACAGACTCCTCCTTATCTGACTTCCTGATCCTCCTCGTAATTTTTAGATCATCTTGCATTTTAGATATATCTGATCTGAGATCAGCCATCTGTTTAGATAGTTTTTCGAGGAGCGTAATGTTATCTAGAGTTATACCTACTAATCGTGACTTATAATAAATTTGTTCTAGGTCTTCCAAACTAATGATTGCTTGGGCTAAAGCCCTTACCAAAAGCATATCATTAATTTTCATATCTGAAAAATCATAATCTACTTCAAACTCTTCTATTTTCTTTTTAATTCTAGTTTCAAATTCCTCAGTTGGAGATGCATCTATTTCTTTTATCAACATTAGTTCGTTGAATTCTTCATCATCCAGATCTTTATACTGAGGCAAGTTTCTTAAACTCTTGGCATTGAACCCTGTTTTCTGTCTAGGCATATTATAAATTGCACTTGGAGTATCCACAACCTAAGCAGATACTACAATGTCCTTCCCTGTAAATTTCTTCTCCACACACCGGACATGAATCTGTTTCAACAATTAAAGTGTTCGGTAGGGATGAAAGAGAGTCTACTAAGAAATCTACGACCGATTTTTCATTAGGAGTTACTGAAATTTTTACAACATTCGTCATCATTTTACCTCCATTAATTACTATTTTCTACTAATAATTATACCATATTTTATCATTTCAATTACATTCTAGTAAATTTTTCAGCTTCTTTGATAAGCTTGTCTGAATTTTCTAGCAAGTAATCTACTACATTTCCTGAAATAGCTTTATAGCATTCTCTATGAAACCATAAATTTACGTATGGAAAATCTATCCCTAGCTGGAACTTAAGATCTTCTGGATAGATTTCTTTGTCACAATGAAAACAAGTTCTAATTTTTACTATCATTCTTATTTTTCCTTATCGCCTAAATTTAGCAATGATGAGGTAGCTATGGTTTTTTCTTGCCGACTTCTGGTAATCTTCCCGCATTGTTGGTATATTATTCTGAACCAGAATGAATATATCCAGAACTTGAAAGCCTAACAAGTCCAATAGTTGAATTATCTCTACATGGCTCAAATGCTGTACTCCACTCTCAATCTCATCCTGGCACTTGATAATTGCAATTCCCTTCTTTTTTAGAACTCTAGATATTTCTAATATTCCTGAAGCATACTGCCTGATAACTCCTTCATGGCTATCAACAGGAGCTTCATGATTGCGATAAGGATCGTTTAGTGTTTTCTTTACAACTGTTTTTCCACCATGCATATAAGGAGGATCAAATATCACAACATCAAATGAGTCAGAATCATAAGGCAAGCGTCTAAAATCTACTCCATTGATGGCTATATCGCTTTCGAGGAGAGTATATTTATTTTTATCAATATTCTTCCAAAATACGCCTCGTCCATAAGTGATATCAGCAATTATAGAACCATCAGGAACATATAATTCAAATACTTTCGGCAATAAATCAGAATTGGTTCCTAATGTAGCTGTAAGTATAGGTGTGTTCATTCTTCCTTTTTCCTGAGAGGAATTTTCTTCAAGCTTCTAACAAGACTCTCTGTTAAAACCTCTTCGTCTTTAGTTAATATAAACTGCATTAGCCTAGCTAGATCTTCTCTAGAGATCTGTACATAAATTAGATCATGATTGTCTCTACATGAATCTGCTTTAGTTGGATCTGTATAAGGCTTATAGCAGTAAGAGCACAGGTATTTACCGCCAGATTTAATTGCCATTTATTATTTTTCCCTCCGCCGCTCGGATGGCGGCATGTGCCTTGCCCCAAATAGTTGCATGGGCTAAGATAATTGGTGTTGAATGTTCTTCAACCATCCGCATAAAATCAATCAACGCCTCCAACAGTTGCGCATTCAGCGCAGTCAGGCGTGTGGTCTTGATTTCTAGCCGGTCTAATTCTGCCGCCATTTTATCTCCTGTCTTTAGGAGTAGTCTATTAGCAGTAGTTAATCGATCATACTCTGCCATAAGTTCATCTTGTACCACCTTAATAACTCCTACAGTTAAAGATTCAAATTCATCTCGTGTCATATCGTCCTCCGTTCTAGAAGAATAATCCAATTGTAAGAACAAAAAGACTTACAATTAAAAGTAAAATTGAAATAAACCCTGCAATCATACACATACTGAGCAAAATAACTCCAGCCCATTCCAAAAATTTGTACCATTTTTCTATGCCCATCTTGACAACCTCCTTGATATGTATTATACTTTATCCATTCTCCTATAATCTATTATAGCACACTTTGAGTAGGTCAATGACATCCAATACATTAAGAGAAGATTAGAGTTTTCCAAAATGGGCTGATCCAATGTCATTGACTCGATCAAATATGGTATACTATATATAGGTAAAGTTAAACAATCAAAATTGAATATGGTATAATTGCGGTGTCAAGACCCAATTAAAAAAGAGAAATTAAAAAAAATAAAAGTTTAGAAAAAAGGTGGTGAGGAGGAGAGATCTAATTAAAAAAGAGTTAAGATTTAAGCGATATAGACTTAGATTTTTAAGATTAATAGAAGATTAGGTGAAAGGATACGCTGAATTTTTAAAAATTTAAAAGGAGTAGGATGGATATATTTACAGCTTATGTAGATGGAGGGTGTAACAACCATAATCATAACAACGCTTATGGAAGTTATGCAGTTTATTTGGGAGATCAAGAAGTAACTAGAAGAACTTTCAAACTAGAAAGTAAAACTAGTAACCAAGCAGAATATGATAGTCTGCTAGAATTATTAAGATTTATTTCTGTAACAGATTCTTATTCTAGTAAAGATATAAAATGGGTAATTTTTTCAGATAGTAGTCTAATGGTAAATCAAATTAATAAAAAGGAGAGATGCTTTAATAAAGAACTTAGAAAAAGACTAAAAGAAGTCAAGCAGCTAATTAATAATACTTTATCTACAGAATTTTATTGGATATCTAGAAAGAAAATTGTTGAAATTCTAGGGCATTAGAAAGGATTACAAATGGAGTTTACGCTAATAACGGATCTTAAGGAAGGGATTCAAAAATTTCAAAAGGATTTAGATAAAGCATCTTTTATATCTTTGGACATAGAAACTACAGGACTAGATCCAATCTTAGATAGAGTAGTATTAGTTCAAGCTAAAGTAAACGACAATATTTATTTGTTTGATGTAGATTCTTTAGGAAATAAAAATACAAAATATATTTTATCGCTGATTAATTCAGGTCAAAAATTGTGTATATTACAGAACGCTAAATTTGATCTGAAATTTATTTTCTATCATTACGGAGAATTAATTACTAAAATTCATGATACTTTTATTTCTGAAATAATCTGTACTAATGGATTAGGAGATCGATATCCATCGTTAAAATTTCTACTGAAAAAATATTTGAATATAGAAATAGAAAAAGATATCCGAGCAAGCTTTATAAATTATGACGGAGTTCTTACACAAGAGAAACTAGTTTATTCAGCTACAGACGTAAATTACCTGCATGAAATAATGGTTGCTCAGTTAGAAGAAATAGATAAGAGTAATCAAAAAAGAGTCTATGATTTGGAAATGAGAGTAATCCCTGTGGTAGTCAGAATGGAATTGAACGGGATCAAATTCGATCTTGAGGCGTGGCTACTAAAAGGAAAAGAAGCTGAAAGAATTTCTAGAGAATATAAAACTAAATTTATTAATTCTATCGTTGAATTAATAAATTTTACTGAATTTAGCAATGCTTTAGATATGGGCGATAGATTTAGTATTCCAGCTAAAGGAAAAAAGATAAGAGAAATATTAAAATCATTGGAAGATACAGACCTAATTAGGATTTACTTTGTAGAAAATTTCAAGATAAGTTCTCCTATACAATGCCTAGAAGTATTAAGATATTTAGGATTTGATATAACTTCTACTGAAGAAAAAGTATTGACAGATTATAAAGACAACGCTATAATAGACTATCTTCTGAAATATAGAGAGGCAGAGAAAAAAGTTTCTACTTATGGAGATAGCTTCTCCCCTTTTATCAATCCTGTAACTAAGAAGATACATACAGAGTATCATACTTTTGGTGGAGTATCTGGTAGATTTTCTAGTAAGAAGCCAAACTTACAGAATATACCTAGAGAAGAAGAATACAGAAACTGTTTCTTAGCGGATGATGGGTATGTTCTAATCTCTTGTGATTACTCACAACAAGAGTATAGATTAGCTGGAGCAGTAACGGGAGAAAAAGAAATCATTAATGCTTATTTAGCTGGAGAAGATATTCATACTAAAACGGCGGCGGTAATTGGAAAACCAAGATCCATTGCTAAAAACGTTAACTTTGCAATTTTATATGGAACATCCGCTTGGGGATTATCAAAGAAATTTGAAATTCCATTGGAAGAAGCAGAGGAAATGATAGAAGCTTTATATAAAACTTATTCTACTTTAGCGGCTTTCAAATCTATCTTTGAAGAAAAAATAATAGAAAGGAAACTTTCTGTAACTCCTTTAGGTAGAAAAAGATATTTTGAAATTCCAATTTTATTTCCAGATGCATCATCTTATCGTAGGTATATGGGTAGAATAAAAAGAGAAGGATTTAACCATCCATTTCAAGGAGGAGGAGCAGACATTATTAAGATAGCTTTATGCAATATATTTTATAATAATCCATTTGGAGAAGATTTAAAACCTTTATTGCAAGTACATGATGAAATTATTTGTATGGTAAAAGAAGAAATAAAAGAACCCGCACAGCAATTTATTCTAGATCAAATGCTAAAAGCAGAGCAACCTTTTCTAAAAGAAATTCCAGCCGCTGTTGATAGCAAGATTTCTAAATTTTGGACTAAAGGAGGTTGATATGAAATTTGTAATTGTTCATTTAAAAACTCAATCACAGCCTATTGAGTATACCGATGTAATTAATGTGTATGAAAAGGGGAAATTTTATTGTATTTATCGAAAAGGTGAGATTGTTGATAAGTACCCTATTCAAGACATTTGGCGTATTAGAGAAGATTATGGGCGAAAAGAGCAGGGAGGTTAATATGGAAGAACCGAATCCCGATTTTGTTACATATGTTTTATTCCCGACAGTAGATGATATAGCTAAATTTGTTATGAAGGACGAAGAAGTTCCTCTTATGAAGGACAAAGAACATAACGCTATATTAATATTTACGAAGGGAGGCAGACCCACAGCACAGGACATTCACTCTGGAGTTTTTGTTTTCAAGCTTAAGTATTTACAAACCACTTTTGAAAATTTTCAGAAAGCGGCTAGAGGAGAAGAAGGACTGATGCCATTGGAAAAAATTCTAGGAGGTTATAATGAATCCGAGACTGATAGTAGTGAAGAATAAATATACCGGAGAGTTAATTCCATTCACTCTAAGCAAACTAGGAGAGGTTATTATTACAGGGATAAAAGAGTATAACTTAGATGATTTGGTTGTTTCTCTAGAAGATAGTAGTTTAGCTAATGAGGTTGAGAACAAGTATTATGTATTTCTAAAAGAGAACAAACATGACTAATTCTTTAGTAGATAGATTAGCTAAAAAATTTGGAGACTTCTTTATCATTACTGACGAGGAAGGAGATGAAATAGACGTGATATCTACGGGTTCATTGTCTCTAGATGTTTCTGTTGGAGTTGGTGGAATTCCTAAAGGAAGAATCACAACTATCTATGGAGCAGAAGGAGTAGGAAAAACTACTTTATGTCTGGAGATTGTCAAACAAGCTTTAGATAAAGGAGAGAAAGTCGTTTATGTAGATCTAGAGCATAGTTTAGACTTTACTACTGTAAGGGCAATAGTAGGAGAATTTGATATTAAGAATTTTCTTATGGTGCAACCAGATACAGCCGAAGATGCTTTGAATTTAGTTGAAATGTTTATCAATGGTGATACTAAATTTGAAATAATTCCCGGAGAATTTTCATTAATCATTATAGATTCTGTAGCCGCTTTAGCCCCAAAGAGAGAAAAGGAAAAAGAATTAGAAGATAGAAATGTCGCTTTACAATCAGGATTATTGACACCATTTTTTAGAAGGAATATCCACAATATAAAAAAGAATAAGATTGCTTTGGTTTTTGTAAATCAAGTAAGAGATAATATTGGAGCATATCATGGAGGTTATATCTTACCCGGAGGTCATGCACTAAAGCACTATTCATCTCTACTTATTTTCCTGTCTGCTGGACAGAAATATATTCAAGATGGGTATTCTATAGGGATGGATTGTAAGTTTATAACTAAGAAGAACAAACTTTCTCCTCCATTCAGGGAGTATACAATGCCCTTGATCTTCGGAAAGGGGATAGATTTTTATAGAGATGCAATAGATTTTGCTTTTATGCTGAGAGTTATCAAGAAAAAAGGAACTTGGTACTTCTTTGAAGAAGAACAGATGGGTCAGGGAATGGATCAAACCAAGGAATATCTAAAAGATCATCCAGAAACTCTTGACAAAATCAAAAAAGGGTGTTATGATAGTGTCAAACGATACCAAAAGGTTGTAGAGGAGGAAGACGAATGGACAGGATTATTGGAATAGAGCGTACATTTTTTATCAGTAATTTTAATACGATGAAAGTGATTGAGAATTTTACTTCAATTCCAGAGGAGGTAGCTACTGATCATATAATATCAAACAAAATCAAATTACTCATGCTGTTAGATATAGAATTAACATTTAGAAAGTACCTAAAGTTATCAGAAAAACTCGATGAACTGCCCTTAGAAGATAGTATTCCTAAATTGGAAGAGTTGTCGTCAAATGTAATGGGCGAACTGAGAGAATTATTAAACCCCAAGGAGATATAAAATGTCATTTTTCACTAGTAAGAGAAGTACAAGAGAATTTGAAAAGGTTGAGTTTCTTAGACTTACCCCCGGACAGCATACGATTAGAATTCTAGAGCCTGAATCCTTTACTTATAATCAGCATTGGATTGGTGGGGGTGCAGTATTTTGTCTTGAGGATGATTGTCCTCAGTGTGAATTCAATAAAAAGATTTTAGCAGAAGTAAGCGGAGATTTTAAACGGGCTAAAGATATTCAGGGATTTACTTGGAAACAAGAACGTGGTGCTGTCAATGTCTTGGATAGAACCATGACTAAAGTATGTCCAAAATGTAATGCCGAAAATACCCCTATTGGCATGACTACTAATTTTGCCGCCGCTTGCGGCGAGTGTGGTCAGATGCTTGCCAATGTAGTACCTGCCCCCTCAAACAAAGTAAAATTATTTAGCAGAGCAGGGAGTGTATTTCAGGCTATTGCAGATCAAAAGATTTTAGATCCAGAAGGTAATGTTCTAAGTCCTACAGAATATGATATTGTTCTTCATGTTCAGGGAAATGCAACTGTTCCTATTCCTACATCTAATTTTGAAAAAATCGATCCAGCAGAATTTACTCTATTAGATTCACGTAGAGTAGCTATTAATTTATCTAAAGAAGAAATGATCAAACGAATGTCTGGCGTTTCTTTGAAAGATATTTTTGCGGCTAGAAAAGCTGGTGTAGGTATTGATGATGTAGAAATTTCTGATGATATCACTCCTGAAAAGAGAGCAGAATTGTTAGCATCTGTTGAGGATTATTTCAATCAATTAAGTAGTAACTAAAAGGAGAGGTTCTTAAGGGAGAGCGTAATAGGCGTTATACTCTGAGGAGTAAGTCAAAAGATGTGCAAATCATTACCTCCCGAAATTTTCTTGAAAGGACAATAAATGACTGAACCAGAAAACTTATCTGCTTACTATTATGAAAATTTACATAAGGCTAAAAGTCCTCATGTACTCTTGTCTAATTTCTATTGTAGCTTATTCAATAAAGATGAAAAGGATTCTAAGTATTATGTTTTGATGGGCAAATTAGTTAGATTATACGGAAGAGAAAGAGTATTCTTTGCTATCTTAGACTTATATGATTTAGATAATATAGATTTAGATAGAGGCCCATATGGAATTTTATCATATCTTATAAAGAAAAGAATGTCTAAAGATACTGAAGATCCAATTTCTTATACTGACTTGTCAGACTATGTTACTCGATTAAAAAAGAAGATAGACAAGCAGAATATAGATGTAGAAAAATATAAAGGTGCTTTTGATGACAATTAAATTATTTGATCCAGAAGTAGAAGTAGCTTTTATTAGTATTATATTAAATAATCCTAGTAAAATTTTAGAAATACATGATTTTAATCCTTCAATGTTATCAATAGAACCTCATAGAATTATATTTAAATTGTTGAAAGATCTTTTAGAAGAAAATCTAAATCCAGATATGAGATTGATAGTAGCTAATCTACAATCTAAAGGAGTCTTAGAAGAAGTAGGAGGAGAAGATTATCTAAAATATTTATATGATCTCAGTGTAGATTCTACAAACTTAAAAGAATTTGAAAGGATAGTCGTAGATAGTTATAAAGCTATAAAACTTTTACAGATAACTAAGGATGCAAATACTAATCTAAAGAATCCAGCGAACGTAGATAATTTAATTTTAACTTTAAGAAATCAATTAGATTCTTTAACACAGGTAGGGAACGGAAGTTATGTTTCTAAGCTAGGGGATCTACTTAAAGATTCATGGGATAGTTTATTAGAGAGAATAGAAAACCCCGGAATAAGTGGATTGACTACAGGAAATAAAGAAGTAGATATGATCACCGCTGGAATGAATCCAGCAGAATTATGGTTTATAGCCAGCAGACCCGGACATGGTAAAACATCCCTGATGTTAGACTTTGTTTTAGAGGGGGCTAAACAAGGAATTTCTAGTCTTATATTTTCTCTAGAGATGGATAAGCGAAGTCTTTTAGATAGACTAATTTCTATGGAGACTGGAATTCCTTTGTCTCCTAATATAAGAATGGGAAGTCTAAGCACGGTTGATTTAGAATTAATTAAAAAATCTTTTGAATTATTTAAAACTTTACCAATATATATTGACTCTAGTTTCACTCCTTCTTTGGGGTATTTAGAAACTACAGTAAGGAAATATAAATATAAATACAATATTGATATGGCTTGGTTAGATTATATTCAAATCTTAGCAGAAAGGGGTGCGGATCAAACAGCAGAGTTGGGTAGAATTTCTAGAAGAGCTAAATTATTAGCCGGAGAATTAGAAATTGTATTTGGAATTTGTTCACAATTAAATAGACAAGTAGAAATGAGAGATGATAAAAGACCTAGACTTGCTGACCTAAGACAGTCCGGAAATCTAGAAGAAGATGGAGATGTAGTAGTAGGATTATACAGAGACTCTAAATATAATAAAGATACTAAAGATAAAGGAATAATGGAATTCATTTTACTCAAGCAAAGAAATGGCCCTACTGGATCTATCTTTCTAAAGTATGATGAACAGACCAATAAGATAAAATGAGGTAAAGATGACACGGGATGAAATGATACAGGCATTGGACGATATGGGTGATAGTCCGAAATCAGTAAGAAAGATAATTCTTGCCGAGTATGATCGACTGACTTCTGAATTGGCGGCGGCTAATGCGACAAATGCGAAACTGATGGAGGCGTTGATTGGTTTTTATCCCCTACTTGGGATAAGGCATACGCCACCGTCCGTACAAACGAGAAGGACAACATGAGTAGGATATTTGATTTTGAACACTTTTACTTAACTCATGGTAGTTTTGTGGTTGATATTGCCGCACACGGACGGGCTTCTTGGCATGTATGGACAGAACAAGAAGTGCTTGACTATATAGAAAAATATAAGCTGTATGAATTAGATTATCTGTGGATTGATGATCCGAAAGAGAGAAAGGATGACACCGAACAAACAAAAGATAAAGGGAACAACTTGGGAACGTAGTTTAGTAAAAATTCTAAATGAAAGAATTAAAAAGGGAACATTTAAAAGAGTTCCCGGATCAGGCGCTATGGGTACACAACTGGATGAACCATCTTTATATTCAGATATAAAAGGAAGAGTAGTAGGATTAGGAAAACCTATAAAGATAGAAGCTAAAGTAGGGTACGGAGGAGCAAAACAGCTTACTGTAAAGAAAGAATGGTTAGATAAAGTAGCAGAAGAAGCTAACAGAACCTATTCAATTCCTTTTCTAATCTGTAGATTTTCTGGATCTAGATCCGGCGTAGAAGATTTTGTAGTAATGGATATAGATATTTTTATTGACCTTATGAATCTAATTTCGGAGCTAACAGAAAATGAAACTTAGACATATAAAAAGTTTAAAACATTTAAATTTTATGACTAATAAGGATATACTACTTCTTTCAGTTTCGGGAATAGCTAACGAAAGGATTGCTAAACATACTGGTATGACGATTGAAGATATTAAAGAGACATTAAATTATTATCTAGGTTTCGATGGATTTGTAACTACTTTAGACTTTAGTCCTTGGAGACTCTATAGAGTAGATAGAGATTCCCTCTTGACAACTGATGAGATGTATGTTACAATATGCAAAAGATTTGAGGAGTTAAGAAAGGAGATGGATGAATGGCAATCGACATAAAGCTACCAGATTTTGATGTGCTGTTTGAATTGGCTAATAGTATTAGAGATATGAGTATAGTGAAATTAGCAGTTGAAGATGAGATCGCGATCTCGGAGGCACAAGCTATTAAGTATGGTATGGAGAATATTAAGATTGGAGGTAAGCCAGCATCAATGGATTTCTTAAAGAGTACAATTAAAGTGACAGGAATAAACAATGAAATTCTGCCACTACGAGAAAAACTAGCTTTAGTTACAGCAGATTTAGATAAAGCTAAAACCTATATGCAGTTGTTTAGAGATATGATTAGTGTATACCAAACTGAATCTTCAAACAAAAGGGCAGGATTACTATGACAGAACTAAGACTATCTGCCTCAGCTATAAATGATTTCCTTCTATGCAATCGAATGTATTGGTATAGGAGATTTGAACCAGAAGAAGCTGTATCTACTGAGGAAATTTTCATTGGGCAGATAGTCCATAAAGCTATAGAAAAATTTTGGAGAGATGAAGATCAAGCAACAGTATTTTTAGAATCTTTCTCAGCACTATCTAGAACGGGTCTTCGACATGCTCTTAGCTCTGTGCATGGTTTCTTTGATAATTATAAAAATTTACTAGATGAAAAGGACGTAGTAGAAAAATACTTTACAATCCCTTATCCAAAAATAAAGGGGGTAAATCTTGTAGGAAAGTTTGATAGACTTTCTAAATCATCTAATGTATATGACTGGAAGACTTCCAGAAGTCATCCACTTACGTTGTCTAACAATCCACAGTTCATGCTTTATCATTATGCTTATACACAAATTTATAAAACTCCTCCTAATTTATTCTATGCCGGATTAGATGGAAAGCTTATTCAGTATAAGCACGATGAAAAATTGTTTGATATATTTTTCAATGATGTAATTTATTTTGTTAGTAATAATATTTTGAAAGGAAACTTTGAACCAGTAGGATTATTCAAATACTCAGCTTGTGATCGTTGTTTATATAGAACTCATTGTTATAAGACTCTATTAGGAAAGGAGAAAAGATAATGAGTTGGATTGTACAAACCCTATTATTAAATAGACATGGGATTAAAAGTTTACAGGGAGAAATAAAGACTATAGAACTATCAGATGAATTTTCTGATGGTAATGGAGATGTCCCTATAACAGAAGACTTTGAGATAGCGTATATAGATCCAATAACTAATACAGATGATTATAATTTTCTAGTTTCTATAGAAAAGAAACTAGACGATCTTTTGAAGAAAGGGGATATAGACCAAAAAGAATTATATATCATTAATGAATTAAGTTTAGGAAAGTTTTATAAAGAAATTGGCACAACTTTAGGAATGGATCAAAGAACAGTCAAAAATATATTCAGAGCAGTTTGTGACAGAATAGCCTTTTCTTTAGGTGGAGTATTTACAGATGGAGGGTATATAAATTATATATCAGAAAAATATAATCTTCCTCCTTTCGCTGTAGAAAAACTAATTTCTATCATAGAAAACAATGAAAGAATTTAAAAGGAGACTTATGATTAAAAAAGAATTACGATGTATCCACAGACATACTATATCAGAGCATCCAAAGTGTTTTGTTAAAGGGTTATTGAAAGAAGAAGTTAATGAAAAAGAATGGATAAAAGCTACTGGACTTCCTTGGTATAATTTTCCGGGATATAAGATAGGGTATTTTGATATAGAAACTACAGGATTTGATGCAGATTTTTCGGCAGTTTTATCTTGGGCAATAAAAGAAAAAGGAGGAGAAACAAAAACATTTGTAATAACTAAAGAAGATTTGTTTAATGGTTTAGAAGATAAGAGAGTAGTAGAAGCTTTTGTCAATGAATTAAATAGTTACGGAATTATTATAGGGTACTATTCAACTAATTTTGATTTGCCTTTTATGAGATCAAAAGCCTTACATTACGGATTAGAATTTCCTAGCTATGGTGATCTTTTCCATTGGGATTTATTCTATACTGTAAAATCTAAACTAAAATTGTCAAGAAATTCTTTAGATGCCGCATGTGATTTTCTAAATATTTCCGGAAAGACTCCTCTTAGAAGGGAAGTATGGAGAAAAGCTAGATATGGAGATCCAAAAGCACTAAAAGAAGTGGTGGCACACAATATTGGAGATGTAGAAATCTTAGAAATTTTACATGATAAACTAGAGTTTTCTAGAAAATGGATTAAGAAATCAATATAAAGGAGTTAAGAATGAATTCAAAAGAATTTAATGAAAGCCCATACGCTTATTGGAAATTTACAACAGAACTTTCACTTTTTAGATTAGAAGATGGAGACTGGAAAATAACAAACGCTGTTAAACAAGAACGTTCTTTAGATGGAAATACTTGGGAGACAGAACAAGTTCAGTTTGTATCTGTAGATAAAGAAGTAGAAGCCGCTTTATCTAGATCTTGGTTGGATACTGCTCAGTATCTTAATGCTTTACAGCATGATTTGTTTTCTAAAGAAACAACAGTTTATATGTAAACTACTTCAGGAATACTTAAGGAGAAATAATGGAGCAGAATAATAAAATAACTATATCTAAAATACCAAATCTAAATGTATTAGTTATTAAATTAGTGCCGGGAAGTAGATATTTTTTATCGACAAGGGATTCTATAATCATAAGTATTCCTAATTTTACAGCCCTAATTAAATATTTAGTTAAGACTAATTGTTTAAGCATTAAAGCATTAGAAGGAATTATATCAGAATTAAAGGAGTAAGAATGTTAAAATTAAGAACCGATATTCCAGTAACAGATTTTATGGAAGCCTTAGAAGAAGATTGGGAAAATGTTCTTTGGCCTAATAAAGTTATTAATATTGTCCTGATTTCCGGAAAAGCTGGAGTAGGAAAAACAACTTTAGCCTTAGCTTTATATGAATATTTAAAAACTAAATCTCCACTTGTTGTTGGCGAGTCTTTTGCAACTGGAGTTAAATTAATTGCTAAAGAATGTTTTCATTGGAACGGAGCTAAGGATAAAAAAGGCAGAAAATTGTTACAAGATATAGGAAATTTAGGAAGGGAAGTAGATCTAAATTTTTGGGCAGGAGAATTGATGGACAGGGTTTTCTCATCTACTGGAGATTTACCTCCGGACTTTATAATTATTGATGATTGGAGATTTCCAAATGAAGCCCATTATTTTGTTAGATTTCCAGAAGAATTTAAAGTTATTAGAATTAAAATAAAAGCACCAGAAAGAGAAAGTTTAAAAGGATCAAAAGAATATTTTGATATAAGTGAAACTTCTTTAGATAATTATCAGGATTTTGAAATTGAATTGGAAAATAATTTAGATACTTCTTTTGGAGAATTTACATCCAAAGGAGTAGAAACTATTAAAAACTATTTAGGAATAAAGGAGGAATGAAATGTTTGAGACTAGTGTATCAGCGGGGGCTGTAGCCATGTTGTTATTGGAAGGGATTAAGTTGTTACTTAGAAAGTTTGTTTTAAAGAACCCTACTTATGATTTTCCTGCTGGATTTTATGAGGTTGGGATTCCTGTTCTTAGTATCTTACTTATTCCTGTAATGGCTTTAGTTGGTTTTGAAGGTTATGTAATGCCTACAGACTGGACTGGATGGGCTAGAAACGTTGCTATGGTTTTGATTGCTTCATTAGCCGCTTTGTTAGGTTATGCTGGCGCTTTGAAACCCTTGAAGGAATATAGAGCAGAATTAAAAAAGTAATATTTAATTAGGGTGGAGGGATTAATATCCCTCCACCGACCCAAACTTATGAGAATTATATTCATCTTTATAACTATTTTAATAACTGTAGTTCAACAACCGAAAGGAAATTATTCATACGTGGACGATACATATTTTACTCAGTTTGGTTTAGCAAGCACTATAGGGTTGTTGGTTCATAATAATCCAGAGGTTTTATCTTTAGAAGAAGGAGATAAAGTAACTATAGGCTTTGAAGATGGAAGTACATATCTTTATTATGTTTATCACATAGATGAATATCAAAGAGTTATAAAGAATGGATTCGATATATTTATAGATCTGAAAGACGGGACAAGATATAATGAATTTAATATATTCAAAATATATTACACTGTTCAAAATTTATACAGGGATAATTTAATCTTACAAACTTGTATAGAAAAGAATGGGAAAAAATCTTGGGGAGTAAGGTTTGTTATTGCTCTGCCAATAAAAAATATAGGAAAGGAAATGAAATAATGTTAAAAGGATTGGACTTTGACGATGTTTTGATCGAGCCTCAGCCATCTACTGTAAATTCTAGGGATGATGTAGACCTTTCAGTAAAGCTAAGTGATGATTTAACTTTAAAGATTCCAGTTATAGCATCTCCAATGAAAGGAATTGTAAGTCCAGAACTTATAATTGCTTTAGGTAATTTAGGAGGAATTGGAATCTTACATAGATTTTATCAAGATGCAATAGAATTGTTTAAAGATATCTATGAAGTTAAAGATAAAACAGAGAATTGGGGAGCGTCTATAGGATTAGGTTCTCCAAGTAGAGGAGCTATTCTAGATGCAGGAGCTAAAATAATTTGTATTGATGTAGCTAATGGATATACCCACGATGTATTAAATTTTTGTGAGTCAGTAAAAGCACTTATTACAATTAAAAATTCCCAGTGTTTACTTATGGCAGGGAACGTAGCTACAGCAATAGGAGCAAAAAATTTACAGGAAGCGGGAGTAGATTTGATTAGAGTTGGAATTGGTTCTGGTCAGTTGTGTACTACTAGAAATATAACCGGAGTTGGAATACCACAAATTACTGCTATACAGGATTGTAGTGAGTATATATTTACAGTAGCTGATGGAGGTATCAGGAATTCTGGAGATGCAGTTAAAGCTTTTGTAGCGGGGGCAGACTTAGTTATGTTAGGAAGTCTCTTGGCAACAACTTTCGAATCTTCTAACAACGGACTTATCTATGGGATGGCATCCAGAAAGCTTCAAGAAGAATATTATCAAAGTGTAAAATCCGTAGAAGGAATGGAAAAGACTACAGAGAAAACTCAATCGCTGGAAGATTTTATTTCTGAATTTTCTTATGGGATCAAATCAGCATGTACCTATGTCGGAGCTAGAAATTTGAATGAACTCAGACAGAGAGCAAGATTTATTGAGGCTGGAAGTGGAAGTATCAAGAAAAGTTTCTAAGGATCTATTAATCTCACTACAGGATTTATGTGCTATAATAGGAGTAACTCAAGAAAGGAGCTAGATATGGAAGATCTATTTTCAGAAGAAGATTATGTTGGCAACTGGATGTTTGATAATTTTATATTTGATGACCTTACATATGAACATGCTATAGATGATTTGATTGTAATTAAAGAGGATGTAGATTCAGACATAGACTATGATGAGGCTTTAGAAAGAATTTGTGACAAATTTAGAAAAGAAATAGTAGATGTAGAATTAGATATGTTTTTTAGAACAGTAACTTTAACTAAGGAAGACGATGATTATGTCCAGAAAATGTCCAATTTGTAATGGTTGTTCAAAAAAGAAACATATAAACGGAAGAGCGTATATATATTGTGATTTCTGTGATCAGTGGTTTATATTAGAACTTGGTAAAGGTTATATTAAAGTGGATAGAAAATCAGATTCAAATTTAGATGCCTATCTGGATGATAGAGACATTCCCTTTTTTAAAAACTATGAGTAAAATTACTAAGGCTTTACGCAGAGATAAAAAAAGATATAAGAAAATTAATGGAATGAAAAGAGATGGAGATTCTGTAAAGAATATCCAACGCATTCAGCAAAAGAGAAGAACCAAAATAATTAATAAAAATAGACAGGCTAAAGAAAAACTATGGGAATTAGAATATGAATGAAGATCTTTTATTAGGATTAGTTATAGGTATAATTGTAATCTATCTTTTTATTGGGAGTTATTTAGCTGATAGTCTTGATATAAAAAATATTTTTGCATGGCTTGGATTTTCAATTCTATGGCCCTTACCGATAATACTTATTATGCTTATATTTATTTTTGAATTAGTAGAAGAAGTAGTAAGAGCAATTCTAGATTCAGTATTAGGAGATAAGACATGAGACTGTTTATAATCGTTATCGTCTTGGCAATTGCAGGGATATGGGTTGGTATAGCAAAGGCGGAAGTAGTATGCCCACCAACGGACACACCACAGCCAAGTGAAACTCCATTGCCGCCTACGGAAACACCGTTCCTTACAGATACACCTTTTCCGACTGATACACCAGTCCCTACGGATACACCACAACTGACAGACACACCGCAGATTACGGATACACCACAGCCAAGCGATACGCCAGGAGAAACGCCACCACCGGATACCCCAACTATGACGGCGACTGTACCTGAGCAGACGCTGACACCTACCCCTGCAACCTACACGCCCACAATAACGGCAACGCAGGATAAGCCATCTAAGCCCACGCCGATACCGATGTTGCCACAGACGGGCATAGACGATGATCTCAGGTTGCTTTTTACTGGTGCATTGGTGTGTTTGGCAATTATTCTTGTACTTAATGTATACAGATACGTATGGAGGGAGAGATGATCCCTGAATCTGCAACGATGGTAATTGTAGGACTACTATTGATAGCGGCTGGATTGATCTTGGCACAAGTGGCATTGATGTTGAAGAGAAACCCATGAAAATACTTGTCGCATACCTTCGTATCCCCTCACGGTTCTAACGTGAAGAAAGGGTAATTGGATCATGAGAGTTCGAGTCTCTCCGAAGGTGCAGGTAAAGATTATGAAAGGAGGAATAAAATGTTTATTTATTCTTTATTAGTTATTGGAATATTTCTAGGAGTTGCTTGTGGTCTTATAGGCGTTAGTAAATTAATTGAATGTAGTGTAACAGGAAATCCAAATACAGGTAAAACTGGAAATCTATTTCTCTTAGCTGGAATTATAATGTTATTATTTATCGGAGCGGTTTCTTTATTTTCATTCTTTCCATAAGGAGTTGACATGAAAAAGATCTACATCCTAATTGACTATGAATTGAATCCTGTGTATTATATTTCGGATAAGTTCTACAAAAGTAAAGAAGATTTAGAAAATGAACTTTGGAATCTTTGGGAATCAGGAGATTTAGATACAATTATTGAAGTAGAAATTCATGAAGTACATGATACATTGAAAGAGATTTCATAATGACTATAGAAGAACTTATCTCTCAAGACTATAGAGTAATTGGTTCTGGTAGGTGGGGCAGAACAGAGGAGCATAATTCTCTTGTCATTGATAGAGAAAGAGATCTATTTTTCTGGAATAGCAAAAATTTATATGGGAATGCATATGACTGGCTCACTAAAGTAAAGTTACTTTCTGCTCAAGAGGCTATGAAAACTCTAGACAATGGAGTTATACCCATTAATCAAGGTATATCAGATAGATTATTTATTAGACCGGAAGAAGAATTGTTTTCCGTCTATCCAGAACTAGTTAAGATAGCTTGGGAAAATGGACAAAACAATAGAGAATACTGGTATAAAAGATGTCTGACTGATACTACAATAGATAGATTCTTATTAGGATATTTAGATGACTGGAATGTAATCCCTATCTTTATGGATGGAGCGTTTAGAAATTTTCAATGCAGAAAGGATGAACCTAAAACTATCAGACCTTGGTATACAGGGGTAGGAGGACTTTTATTCAACAGTTCTATACTACAGCTAACTACTACAGTATTAATTACAGAAGGCCCAGTAGACGCCATTCTTTTAAATCAATTAGGATTTCCTGCTATGAGTCATACCAGTGGAAATTTAGGATGGGATAAAGGCTGGATAAGATACTTTACTAATCAAAAGGAAATCTATTATATAGCCGATCATGATGAGGCAGGAGAGAAGGCCGCTGAGTTAGTAGCAAAGAGTCTAGGAATTTTTAGAACACGGATTTGCCGATTTACTAATTATCCAGAGAAATATGATACAGTAGACTTTTTTAGAGAAGGGAACAGCTTAGATGAGTTTAAACAATTACTCTTCAGATCTGAATATCTTTACGAATGAGATAGCAAAAAATATAATGTCACACATTGAGGAGTTTGCATGTGCATTTGCAAAGTTAACAGATCTTCCACCAGATAAAATTATTATGTGTTACTCAACTGAATGGAGAGATGGAAATTTAATTAATAAAATATGGTTTGAAAAGAAAAAGGAGAACAAATGAAAAATATTGGATGGGATTTAGACGGGGTACTGTACAGTTGGCATGAAGTAATTTATGAATATTTAAAAGGTGCAAGGAGAATAAATGGATTAAGTTATCAAGAGTATTGGGCTAACTTTAGAACTTATACAACAGAAGAAGAGATGAAAGCTTTAGCATCTCAACCAGATTTTTATGTAAAGAGGAATATTAATTTAGATATCTTATCAATGTTAAATAGATTAGCAGAAAAATATGCATTATTTTATATTACTTCTAGGCCAAAGAATGTATGGTATACTACAGAAAATTGGATGGAGAAAAATAAACTTCCTTTTACAGAAAATTTAATTACCATCGAAGGATTTGACAAAGAACTGCACATTATAAAAAATGAAATAGAGTTATATATAGATGATAGGACAGATATATTAGATAGAATAGTCCCTTATACAGATACTATTCTTATTCGTCAACCGTATAATGATCATAATTATTTGAATTATAATTTTGTAGATAATGTACTTGAAGTAGAAGATTATATAAGGAGTAAAGAATAATGCTAGAAGTTAAAGTAAGACTGTCTCACTCAAATGCTTACACTCCTACAGTAAACCATGAAGGAGATGCAGGGATGGATTTCTATTCTCTAGAGGACTATATTATTCATTCTTTCTCTTATAAGATTGCAAGGACTGGAATATCTGTAGAATTTCCAGAAGGATTTGTAGGACTTCTTAAACCTAAATCTAAGAATGATCATTTAATTGGAGCAGGAGTAGTTGATTATACATATGAAGGTGAAATATTATTTAAAATATTTAATCCCTTAGACTACGATAGAGTTATTGCTAAAGGAGATCCTATAGGTCAAATGATTTTCGTTAAGAATGAATCTCCTAAAGTAATTGTTACAGACAAGCCTAGAATGAAAACTGCCAGAGGAACTACTGGAGGCATAGTAGTTCAATTAGCGAATGGCCCTGAACAACTTAATCTTTTTAAAGATAAAAATACTTATGATACTACAATTAATAGATGGGATTAGAAAGGAAACATAGAATGGACGATTATATCGGAGAAGAAATAGAAACAAAAGAAGCCGGATTTTGGATTGGTTTAATTAAATTTATAATTGGATTAGCTATATTTATTTCACTTGCGGTAGGACTTTATCTCTCCCTTACTATAACCATCTTCAATCAGCCAATAATTTTATGGATAGTCTTAGGAATAGCAGTAATCTTTTGTGCTTGGATGATTGGAAAATCAATATGATCAAATTATTTCAAGGAGATAATGTGTCAATAGCGGAGGATCTTATTGGCACTTGGGAAGGTAAAATAGATTTAATCTATGGAGATTGCATTTATGAAAGTAATGATTTCTACTGGATGGCATTATCTTTACAGTTACTAAAGCCAAATGGAATTTTTATGGTACAAACAGATTATCATACCGTTCATAAATATAAATTAGAGTTAGATTTTATCTTAGGAGAAGATAATTTTATTAATTGGTGTATCTATAAACAAGAATGGGGAGGTATCTCTAGAAGATGTTTCCCAAAAAAGCATGACGATATTTTAATTTATGCAAAAGGAAATGATTATAAATTTTATCCAGAAAGAATAATGATTCCTAAAGTAACTGCTGGTACTTCTCTGGATAAGAAAGGGACAGGATTAAAGATTCCTTGTGATGTATTTGATGACTTAGGAAACTTTCATACTACTTCAAAAGAAAGGATTAAACTAGATGGACATAATGTACAATGGCAGAAACCACTCAAGCTTATGGAACGCTTGCTCTTACCTTTTACAGACGAAGAGGATATTGTTCTTGATCCTTTTCTCGGTAGTGGTTCTACTGCTATCTGGTGTCTCAGGAATAATCGTAGCTGTATTGGTATCGAAAATGACCCAGTTATTTTTCAATTAGCTGAGGATAGAATTCAATTTGAATTGGAAGGAAATTAAAAATGTATTATTCTGTTTGTGTAAGAATATTATTAAAGCCAAAAATAGATTATTATTTTGATTTATATTTAAAAGATAGCGAAGATTTATTAGATGGGATTAGACGTAAAGTAAAAGAATCGTTTCCTTTGTTAGATTACGAAATAATTTCTGTTGTAGAAAAAATTATTACTTATGCCTACAATTATCATTTAGGAGATTAGAAGGAAATTGAAAATGGATAGAGAAGAAATGATCAGGATGTTAAAAGTAGTTATTAATTATATGGAAACCAAAGACGAAAGTCCTCTTTGTGCTAGAGATCTTAGAAAAGTAATTTATGAATTAGAAAGGTTATGGAAAAAAGAAGATGAATCCTTACTATCAGGATGATTATGGTACTTTGTATTTAGGAAAGGCAGAAGAAGTTCTTCCTACTTTAGAAGATAATTCTGTAGATATGGTATTTACTTCTCCTCCTTATTGGATGGCTAGAAAATATGTAGCAGATGATGAACTTGGACAGGAGGAAGATTTTAGATTTTATGTACAGAATCTAGTTAGAATCTTTCATTATCTAAAACCAAAGATGAAAGATTCCGGAAATCTATTTGTAAATATAGGAGATAAATATTTTACTAGAACTCCCGGTAGTGGAGGAAAAACTACAAAACAAACTACAAATTCCGGTTCTTTTTTTTCAGCAACTAAAGTTGTCCCTTTACTTCCAGAAGGAACTCTATGTAATATACCCAGTTTATTTTCAGTAGCTATGGGAAAGGATGGATGGTTATTAAAGCATACTCTTATTTGGCATAAGACCAATGCATTTCCTACCAGCAATGAAAAGAAGTTTACAGTAGATTATGAATTCATATATCATTTTGTTTTACATACTAAGAAATATTATTTTGTGCAACAGTTTGAACCATCCACACAGAGTCTAAAAGATCAAAGGAGAAATATTCTAAGAATAGATTCTAATCTAAAAGATCCTTATAAAGCCAATGCCCCTAGAGTTGGAGGCAATAGAAAAAATGTAGAAAAATTATTAAAGAGAGGCAGGAATAAAAGAAGCGTGTGGAGTATTCCTATAGGCAAGGAGAGAGGTACTACAAATCATACTGCTGTATTTCCTGTAGATCTTCTAGAAACTCCTATCAAAGCGTGTAGCCCCGAAATTTTTGGAGTCGTATTAGACCCATTTATAGGATCAGGCACAACTGCTATCGTAGCCGAGAAATTTTCTAGGAAGTGGATCGGCATTGAAAGAAAAGAAGAGTATTGTAAAGAAGCTATTGAAAGAATATTAAAAGAAAGGAGTAAATTATCATGCAATTAATATTACTTATATTAGGAGTTATTGGAGCATTAGTTGGATTAGTAGTAGCAGTAATAAAACTTTTACAGTTCTTGGGAATTTTAAGTAAACCTTTAAGAAAGAAGTAAATAATGATTACATTTTATTTAACATATCCAGAAGGTATACCTTTTGGAATTAGATTTACTACCTTACTTACTTTATACGCCAAAGTTTTATATAAAGATCCAGACTGGCATTTCTTTTTTGAAGATGAAGAAGGAGATATAATTAGATGCTCTGATAAATATTTTAAAGTAGTAGAGAAAACATTAAAAGAATATAGAATAGAATATAGCTGGAAAGAGTGGGTAGATGATCATGCAATAGTAAATGAATATAAAAAATATTTTACAAGAATTTTTCATGAGAATGCTGAATTAGTAATGACTATATATAAAGATGCATTAATAACAAATAAAACAATTGATTATGCAGTTCTAAGAGATATAGTAGATAGGATTGTTCATAGTTTATTCAATAAATTATTTATGACCTTGATTGTAACTTATCCAAGATATGAAACTTATAATAAAGAAGTTCTTGAACCACACGTTTTATCTATTGTAACAAATAATAGATGGTTTTATTGCGGTATAAGAGAACAAAGTAAGAGACAAAGAGAATATGAAAAAGAATTAAAGAGGATAGAAGATAATGAAGTTAAATGACACCGCAACAAAAATACATAAACTAAAATATTCAAAGGAAGGAAAAGAAACTTGGGAAGAAACTTGTTATAGAGTGGCTAATTATATAGCTAATGCAGAAGGAGAAAAGAAAGAAGAATATTTCCAGAAATTTTTCAATGTTATTTACAATCAAAATTTTATACCCGGAGGTAGAATACTAGCTAATTCTAATTCAGGTATAAGTAATCTAATGAATTGTATTGTATTAGGTGTGGAAGATTCTAGAGATGGTATATATAATACTTTAAAAGAAGCCGCTGAATTATTTGCTCATGGATATGGAATAGGATATAATTTTAGTAAAGTAAGAGAAAAAAATGCACCAATAAAAACTACTTCTGGAAAAGCATCTGGCCCACTTTCTTTTATGAGTTTATTTGATCAAACAGGAGAAGTAATATCTCAAGCAAGTAGAAGAGGAGCACAAATAGCTTTTCTAAATATTGATCATCCAGATATAGAAAACTTTATTACCTTTAAATCTAAACTAATAGATCGTAATGCTAGAATTTTGGAGGACTATATTCGCAATTTACATGTTAATGGAATGAATATAGAAGGACGCAAATATTTTAAGGTGCTAGAAAAGACTTTACAAGACGATCAATTAACTCATTTTAATATTTCTGTATTAGTTAATAGTGATTTTATGGAGGCTTGTAAAGAAGATTTAGATTGGAATTTAATTTCTAGAAGCGATAGAAAATCAGTTGTAAAAACTATAAAAGCAAAAGAACTATTAATGAAAATGGCTAAAATGGCGTGGGAAAGTGGAGATCCTGGAATAGCTTTCTTTGATAGAATAAACGAAGATAATATGGTACATTATATAGGGGAATTAAATTCTAGTAATCCCTGTTCAGAATTATTTTTATTTCCTGGAGAGGGATGTTGTTTAGGATCAATTAATTTACATTCATTTTATATTGAGGAAACTAATTCAATTGATTTAGAATATTTAGAATACGTAGTTAGATTAGCAGTTAGATTTTTAGATGATGTACAATCTGTTTCTGAATCCCCCATTAAATATATAAATGTACAATCAAAAGGATTAAGAAGATTAGGATTAGGGGTAATGGGATGGGCGGATTTATTAGCAGAATTAGAAATACCATATGATTCTGATGATGCTTTAGATTTAGCAGAATATTTAAGCTGGTTTATTTCTTTCTTTTCTTGGCTAGAATCAATTGAACTAGCAAAAGAAAAGGGTTCTTTCTACCTATACAATAAAAAGAAAGTAAATTTAGATGTAGTAGAAAAATCCCTACACTCTAGATTTCAAAAGAATAAATTTAATATGGAAGAGATTAGAGAAAATGGATTAAGAAATGTTGCCATTACTTCTTTAGCACCCACAGGAACTATTGCTTTATTAGCAGGAGTAAATAGTTCTATCGAACCATTTTTTGCTTTGGCTTATAAAAGAAATATTACAGAAGGAATAGGTAATGTAGCTAAGGATTCAATTATAGAAATAAATCCCATTCTAGAAAAGAAATTAATCAAGTATGGATTTTCAGAATCTGACAGAGAAGAAATTAAAAATTATATTCAAATTCATGGTACACTAAAAGGGATTCCTAAAAATTTGGAGTCGATTGGATCTGCTTTCTTAACTTCTTTTGATATTTCTTGGGAAAGGCATATTTTTATGCAAGCGGCGTGGCAGAAATTTATTGATAATTCTATTAGTAAAACAATAAATATGAAAGAGAATTCAACTCCCGAAGATATATATAATGCTTATATGTTAATGTATGAAAGCGGATTAAAAAGTTCTACCATTTATAGGAACAATAGTAAAAGTTTTCAGATATTAAATGTAGGAATCAAAGACTAATTACCTGGAGTTATTTAATAAATTACGAATCACAAGGCAAAAAAATACCCCTCGATTGAGGGGTATTTTTATTCTTATTTAAGAAATTATTTTAATAATCTTGACAATAAAAACATTCACTGTCTTTCCATAATAAAATACCAGTATTGGAATCAAATCCAAATTCTAAAAACCGATTATTAATCCTAATTCTAATTGTTTTTGTTAAATTTGCATACCCATTTTCTACAATATATTCTTTCATATCTAAATTTTTAATGAATTCTAAAAGAATTTCTAACGGGGTCATTTTATTTCTCCACTTAAATTTATTACTAAATATAATAATCCATAAGATTTTTTATAATAGACACTACTAATATTCCTGATACAAATCCTACTGAAAAAAGATTTATATCAAAATCATTATGAATAAATGGAATATTAATCATGATTAATGCAATATAAACCATATAAGCTATCAAATTTATTTTCATTTTTGTTTCCATTTTTATTTCTCCATCATTGTACTATAATTTTCTTTTAGATATTGAACAGCAGAATCTAAAGTTTTAATTAATGATCTTACTTTTTCTGGATTATTAAGTATAATTTTATAATATTCTCCTTTTGATATTGTATAATCAAAAATAGATAATTCTTTAAACATTTCATCTTGTTCTACTATACTAACTTCAATACCATTATCATCAAAATAAGTGATTTTGTTTGTAAGAATTCTCATTTTATTTATCCTCAATTATATAGCTTAACTCATGATAAGAACAAGCAGAAGATATTTCTACATAAGAACCATCTTCAAAATATATTCTAATATAACCATCCAAATCATCTTCACCAATTTCTAATTGTTCTAATCTATTAACTATTTTTCCTCGTAATGAAGTATCTATTATTTCTGGCATTTTATTTTATCCTCTATTAAATCACTGAATATAACCATACAAGAAAATCTAGTAGAAATTCTAGTTAATTCTAAACAAGTTTTCCATAATTCTTTTTTAGTTTGTTTAGTTAATCTATCGGATAAAGTTAATTGAGCACATAGCGTAGAATAATTTCCAATTGTAGATGCCATATCTTCTAATGTAAGTAATTCTTCTTTAGTAATTAGATCTACTTTTTTATTTTTCATAGTTTTGTTGACATCCAAATAGAAAACATAATTCCATATCTCATTAAATTAAAATAAGTGAATGTAAGTATATCGCCTATATCTAAAAATAGATATACCCAAGAACAAATCCAACTTAAAAACATTCTTTTCATTAGAAAACCTCTTTATCTATTTCTTTAGTTACATGAATAATAAATCTATTTAAATTCTTGAAGTTAATTATAGGATTTTTAAATTCTTTTAAAATATTCCACATTTCTTCTGTAACTATTTCATTCCAAATTCTTCCTAAATATTCTGGAATATATTTACTATTCCAACCAGTTTCTTTTTCAGTTAATATTTTAGCTTTGATTTTATTTAATCTACCTTCTGTTACAAACGTTTCTGCAATAGATAATTCAATAGGTTTTAATTGTTCTTCTGGATATCCCATTGTTTTAATATGATCCTCTTTAAATTCATTCCTAACTAATTTAGCCCAAGTAACTCTACCATATTTATTAACAAATTCATAATTTTTTATTACAATTCCTTCTCCAGATCCTTTACCATCTTCTATTAAGAATTTATTATTTTCTAAATATTTAATTAAATCTTCTTCTTTAGCATTATAAAGTTTACCAATTACAGGAACAAAAGGAAGATTAAATTCTTGTAATTCTAAATAATATTTATCATAATTTAAATACATTCCGGAATAAGAATCAAATACATCAAATATATAAAATTTTCTCCAAGCATCTTTTCTATAAGTTTTTAAAGTATGTGGTACTAACCATTCTCCATATAAAATATGGTAAGGATGTTTTAGAAAATAAGCCATAAACATTCCAGAATTTTCTACAACATAATTATAAAATCCTTGATTTGTATTATTAGCATCTAATAAAAGTTTTCTACTTGCACATTGAATAGTTGGATTTTCAAAATAAACTTGTCCATTAGTACCATCTATTTTAGGTTGAATATAAATAGTACCATTTAAAATTCCTTCAACATCGTCTGTATTTAATCTTTCTATGTGCATATATTTAATCATAGTTGAAATTTCCCATTCATTTTTATTTTTCTTATTTGAACTACAGTAGGAAAATATTCTATAATTTCTTTGCTATAACTTAAATATTGATCTGGAAAGGCTAAATAATAAATATCTTCCTTTATTTGTGAAGTATCTAAATAAATATTTAATTCTTTTCCGTCAGGAATTTTAACAACAAATCTAGCTTGTGTTAATAATTTAATAAGAGAAGTATAAATATTAGTAAAAACAACAAAGTCATCCCATTCTCCGCCTTGTTTAAATGTAATAAATACTTCATCAGGTTCTTTATCAAACTCTATTTCTGTAATATCTTTAATTGTCAGTAATTTATACATCACATATCATCTCCGCCTTCAATTAATAATATTTTTATTTCTTCATCAGTTAAATCTGAATCTTTTGGATCTGGATCGGTAATCATTTTATTTTCCTTCTTTCTTTTCTTCTTTTATTGAACCAGCTTTAATTTCTCTTTTACAAATACTACAACGATAACCATCTTTTGTAGAAGTAAATACTCTATATCCTTTTCCATATAAATTATCTTGATAATTACTTTTGCAAGTACATTTTAGAATCATTTTTCAATCCTTCCATAATGAAATATAAAATCCAAGTAATGAGAAACAAAAATATCTATATCCAAAATTTAATCCTAATAAAGTATACCCTAAGATATTTATTTCAAACCAAAAATACAGATTTGGTTCTCTTGCTGATGAATACCAAGGAAAAATAAAGTTATAATTTAAATTTTCTTTTGGACTGCCTCCATATTGTTCTTTAATAGTTTCTACAACAAATTCCAAAGGACAATTTTTATACATCCAAATATCTATTTTTGTAGGAAAATTTGTTATTGGATGTTCTAAATTATTATTCCATTCTAAATCCCAATCATAGAAATATTTTAAAGCTTTAGGATAATTTTCTTCACACCATTTATAAAATAAATCGTGTTGTTCTTTTGTACCATAAATTTTATCTATGCTTGCCATTTTATTCCTCAACTCAATTTAGTTTTAAAAATAGAATCCTGTTTAATAATTGGACTACTTATATAGTTTTAGTATTCTATATTACCAAGAAACCTCAACTAAAATATTTCCTTCTGGAAGTTTACCAATGAAAACTAAATATTGAATCATATCGTATACATGATATAGAAAATTCTTTTCTCCAGAAATTCTTTGCAGAAATTCAGTAAAGTTATTTTTAGTTACTCTATAATCAAGATCATCAAATTCTGCTTTAGGAAACATGTTCCTTAAGAAATCTTCTTTTTTTACATCATTAAAAGGATATGCCGAATAATTATTAGCCTCATTATCTGCAACAAATTCAAAATTACTTTTCGGGAATAATTCATTAACCATTTTATCTAATTCATCATAATCAATTGTAGAAATAGTTTTAATTTCCATTTTGTATTCCTTCCCATTCATATAAATGTAAACCATATTCATCGGTATCATGATCATATAATGTACTTTCTCTTGTATAAATTTTTGCTCGAAAAACTCTTCTTTCTATATCTCCACAAAAATGTCCATTATATAAAGATCTATTTCTAGCTAAAGAATCCATAACTTGAAAAATAGTAATTGCATTATTAAAGTATAAACAATGTCTCCAAATATCTAAACTAGATCGCCATCTGTTTCTATAAGTTTCTAAATAAGTAGAAATAGCGTTATAAGAATTATAAGTATTGGATAATTTTACCACTTCATATACTAAATCATCTAAAGGCATTTCTTTAATTTTGTCTACTTCATAGTCTGGATTTGTATATTTATTTCTAAATATTAATGGTGAACAATCTTCCTCTTGAATATAATCTAAAACTAATTGTTGTATTCCTGTAGTCATTTTATTATTTTACCTTTCCAAGTTTTTCAAAATAAGCGTTCCAAAATTTAGCTCGAATTTGTTTATTTTCTTTTCCTGGAAATAACATATCTAATGCATGAGTTAAAGAATATTTCCTTGCATTATTTCTATTATTTTGATCCTTATAATATCTAACAACCGGACAGCAAGCTTGTACTGTATTATCTGGAGAAATAATTATACAAAAAGTAATATCGGCTGGTTTTCTAATAAAATCTTTATGATGTACAAAAGGTAAAATCATATTAGCATATTCAAATTTTACTCTATAACCATCTACTGTAAACATTTTAGTTTTCCTTTCCTTTATCCTTCCAATTCTTTAAATAGGAAAAAAATTCTTTACTTTGTCTTCCCATAAATTCAGGATGAAATTGAACAGTAATTATATTTTCAGATTCACAAGATTCAATTATTCCTTTATAAAAACTTGTTGGAATTAGATTTTTTCCTTCTTTTATTACTCCTTGATGATGCATAGAATTAACTGAATCAAAGAATTTTGGAGTCAAATAATTTTCATTTTCTATTTCTAATGGATGATATGATTCGTGGTCGATTTTTAAATCAAGGAATAAATCTTGAATTAAATCTCCACCTAAAAATGCATTTATTAATTGGTGTCCTCTACAAACTCCGAATATCTTTTTATTTTCTTTTAGACTTCTTTCTAATACTTCTAATTCAACTTGATCTCTTAATAGACTGAAATGAGAATGTGTATTTTTCTTTCCATAAATAGCAGGATTAATATCTTCTCCTCCACTAAATATAATTAGTTTAGCAAGCTTAAATGCATTTTCATTAAAGAAATTTGGATGTCCAATTATATTAATTTGTTGATCAAAAACATCTCTAAAAGAATTCATAAATGGATAAGTAGCAATTGCTATATCCTCTAAAAGATTATTATCTTTATGAAACAAATTAAGTAGACTCATATAAAATCCTTCCTCTTGGGGTAATTCTAATTAAATTCCTTTTGATTAAAAATGGTTCAATTTCGTCTGTAATTATTTTCTTTGGAATTCCTAAGATTACACTTAAAGTATTTAATCCAGCCATTCCATTTCTTTTTAGAAAAGATAAATATTCTCTATCAACTTCGGATAATCCTTCCTCAATTTTAAAATACTTTGAAATTAATTCTAATAATTTTAATTCATTAGTTGGAATTCCTTCTTGTTTAAAGATGTAAAATAATCTTTTACTTAACATTAAAACACTTGCCGGACTAAATCTGGAAGATGAAACTATTATTTCTAAATAAGAAGTTTTTAATTCTACCCTTCTTTTCATAAAATATTTTTGTGCCATTTGCATTAATTCTTCAATCGAATAAGATTCGAATGTGAAATTTATACACCTTCTAATTAATGGATCTTTTAATTCATCATATTCATTGGTACATATAAAAACTGTATACTTTCCACTATCTAAATAAGGATAAATTAATTCTTGGTCTTTAAATTTATGTACTTCATCTAAGATATGTATCCTTTTATCTGTTAATCTAAAATTATCTGTATCCATTAAATAATAAGAAAAATCTTCATGCGCTTTAATTAATAGATAATTTACACAAACTTCTGATAAATAAGTTTTTCCAGAACCAGATCCTCCTCTAAATAAAATAGAAAAATTATATCCATTAACCATTGCTTGTAATAAAATACTTAGTTCTTGTTTAATTAACTCCTGTCCTATAAAATATTTATCTAAATATCTCTTTACTAATTGTGCTGTCATATTCTAATCCTTTTTTATACTAATAAACTATAGTTTATATTACTCTGCATTAAAGAAAAGCTCTATTTCTGGACTACTACCATCTTTAATCCAAATATATAACCAAAATTTCCAAATATCAATACCAATTGTAGTAACTTTTCCATGAAGTTTATCATTTATTACTTGAAACTCAATTCTAATTAATTTAGAAAATAGTTTACTTATAAAATCTCTAGATTTTATTTCAATTACTTCATACATTTTATAACTCCATTTCTTTAGCTAGATATTCAGCATATAATTTAGAAGTGTTTTCATTTAATCCTGATGCAGAATTCATTTCAAATACAAAATAATTTTTATTATAACTATCCCATCCTACATCTAAAGAATAAAATTTACCACAATTTATTTCTGGAACTTGAATAAGAGTGTCTACAAAAGGAAATAGCTTTGGAAATTTAATAGAATCTTTAACTGCAAAGTGACAGAATTCATTATTTCTTATGGGATATTCAGAATCTTCTTCCAATTCTTTTTTGAATATCTTTGCTATTTTACCTCCAAGAATGTGTACTCTTAATTCAAAATCAATTTTATAGAATGGTGTCCAAAAATAACTCATGTTCCAAATATCTTGAAAAGTATTTTCATCTTTTACTAAAACAATTCCTTTTCCTCTAGATCCAAATAAAGTTTGTCTGATTAAGATTGGATATTCTTCTGGTTTATTTTTATTATAAACTGGAGAAGGAATATTATTTTCTTTCATTACTTTAGAAAAATTTAATTTATTTGTACAAAATTTAACAAAATTAGCAGAATTATATTGAGTTTCAAATGGTAATAGATCTGAATTACCAAATCTAATAAAAGGTTGTTTTACTTTAGTTGGATCAATTGTTATTAGTATTTTTTCCTTTGTAATTTCTTGTAATGAATCCCTTAAAATCCTGGCAGACGGAAATAAAAATCTTTTAGTTAATATATACATTATACTTTTTTCCTTAGTAAATTAGCTAACTCTCTTAAATCCGAAGTTTCATTTAACATGTAAGGAAAATTTATAAATGGATATGTCTTATAAACTTCTAAGGAACTAATGTTACTATATTTTAAGATTAATCTCCAAAGTTTTGCTTTTAGATTAGAATTACTACGCTCTAATTCTTTTACCACAGTTAATACATCATCCAATTCAATATCAGATAAATAAATCAATGGTGTTTTAAAGATTACATTAGCTAGATAATTTAATTCTGATATGTCTAAAGGTGAATTATACTTGTCAGTAAAAAAAGAGTTTAAATCACCATCATCTTCTTCATCATAAATATCATAATAACTTCTATTAACACGATTATAAGGAACTCTTACTCCAACATATTCTTTTGTATTTTCTTTAATTTCACCGATATTTACAACCTCTAAATCGTCAAGTCTAAAAATGGATTCTTCTTTTAATTCTGAGAATTTAATAAAATCATATTTACCTTCTCCATATAAAGATGTAACAACCTCAAAATAATCTAAATTTTTATCTAAATCTAATTGAGATGTATTTATAATATAGCCAATAGGAAGTTCTTCCCAAGAAAATAAAGCTAAAGCTAATTTAGCTAATTTTCCTCTTGCCGCATAATATTTTTTATCTCTTTTATCGAAAATAAGAAAAGCAAATTTTCCAGTAAATTCTTTCATTGTTTCTACTAACAATTCTTCTATTGGAAAGTTTCTTTTCTTTGTTGATAAGATTTCTTCCATTCTATTTAGGAAATTTAATGAATCTAAATTCTCTTTATTTTTTTCTTGAAGAAATTTATCTTTAAATTCTAAAGTACCATTGTGAGCAAAAATAAAATGCTTTGATTCAAAAGGATGATTAAATTCTTGTTTAACTTCTTTTTTCCCATCAGTTAAAGATGCAGATCTAATATGTGCTAAAATAGGTAAATCATCTTTTATAAAATTTCTAACAATTGGCCCAATTTCTATTTCTCTTAGATTTTTTTCTAATTTAAAAATTCCAGTATTTTGAGAGAAAAATCCAAACCCGTCTTTATTATCTAGAAAAGAATTTGTAATTAATTGAGTGATTAGCTCTATCGAATTCATATTTTTATTATGTAAATTGATAAAAGTTAATTCGCACATATAATCTCCTTAAGGAATTGTTACTCCGTTTATTTCAGTAACATTTATTGTTTTTTCTTCTTTAAAGAATTTAACTATACATTTGTCACAAAAAAGTCCTCCACTTTCAAGTGGAATAAATAAAGAACTTAAGATATTATTTCTACTGCAATTATTACAACTATCATAAATTTCTTCTAGAGAAAGATTTTCTGTTTTACAATGTTGACATACAAAATTAACCTTAGTTGATTTCTTTTTATTAGTTTTGAAATATATTTTGCCAATTACAATGTTTAAATCAGATCCTATAATTCCAATTCCATCTAAAGAAATTAATTCATTTAAATTTATAACGACCATTTCTCCGCATTTAGTGTGCCTTAACATTTAGACACCTCTTATAGTTTCTAACATTGCATTATAAGTATCTATTTTATAATATAATTTAAACTCTTGCTTAAGGATTGGAGTTAATTCTTTTTTATAACGAACACAAAATTCTAAAAAGGTTATATTTCCTATTTTACCTGTTTTTCTATCTAAAAACAAATCATCTTCCATATAAGTAGTCGGCCCATCTATATTATCTAAACGACATATTTTAATAAGTTCTGGATATTTATATCTAGTAAAATAATAGTAAGCAGTTAAAGCTTTTTGCAATGGATGAGAAAAACATTCATAACTATTTTCTAAAATTACTCGTACAATGTCTTTTTCATCAGTAAACGTTCTTAAATGTTTATGAAGGAAAAATATCATTGAGATATCGGCAATATTTTTTAAATTTCTAAGATTAATTAAATTTTCTTCTGGACGAAATATACCATAAACTTGATGATTAAGTGAAAAAGGAAATTTCGCATAAGCCATTCTAAAAAAATTGTAATTAACTAATAAGGAAAAGCATTTTTTAGCATCTTCTAAAAGTAATTCCCTACAAAAATTTGAAAATGCATTACAAAAAATATGATTGGCATCTATATCTCCATTTAAAATTGATATTATAGTTTGTTCTACACTTACAGTTTCTACTATATTCTCATTAGAATTAATTGCTTGTATAAAAGAACTTCTATATGGAAATTCTTTTGATCGAGTGTAATAAAAATTCACTTCCATTTTAATTTTCTCCTACATTAATAATGCTAAAGTATCTACATCAGGATCATCATTTGATTCAATTAACGTTACTTTTTCAAAATTCAATCTTTTCTTTAAATCTGCCAAATACAAATCATAATTTTCCTCATAATTTTTTACATCTAGAATTCCTGTAGAAATATAAACATATAATGATGAATTACTTACCCACATTTCTTCTATATCTTTTCCTACATTAATATCAATTTGTACTTTTTCAAATCTCCAATGAGGATCTAATCCATTTTTCAATACTTTTGAAAGATAAATCTTTTCTTTTCCTTCTATTATATCTTCTTTCTCGTTTGTTGATTCCAGTTTAAATAGACTTTTTTGTATTGTTTTATTTAATTTTTCTAAACTTTTCTCCTCTAAATAAGGAAAAGGTGCTATAGATTTTTCTTTCATATAAGGAGATTGTAACATTTTTACAAGGGTTGTATAATAAAAATTATCAACGTCTGATTTACAAATAAAGAATGAATGTTTCTTAGCAAGCATTTGTAAAATAAGACTTATCGAATTTTCATTTACCCTTTTGATAATATTAGAACAATCTAATTGATATTCTTTTATACACTTTGCCATATAAACTACTAAATTCCAAGAAGTCCTTTTATATATTTTATATAGTTTATTATCTTGTTCACTTCTAAGAATAAAAGAACCAGTTTTTTCTGTTGGAGGAATTTTACTAAATAAATTAGGATGATATAAATAACTCCCATCTTTTTTATAATAAGAAATTACAAGTTTCCTGTTCAAATCAAGTAAAAATTTAGTTGCATCAGAATAAGATTCTAAATTATTTATAAAAGTATCTTTTTCTTTTAGAATATTATCTCTACTTGTTTGTATTAAAGTTGTTAATTTAAACTTATATTCTTTTCCTATTTTTTCTACGATTGCTATATTATCTGCATTATATAAATAAAATGTATATGGCAGGTGTAAAAATAAATCTCCCTCAAAAAGCAATGCGGTAAAAAGAGAATTATTATCTGAAATTGTTTGATAGTCAAAAGTTATATCCATCTTAAATTTACTCCATAAATTCCTTATATAAATTTTCAGCTAAATCTTGATTGGCAGTAGTAATAGATTCTATAGTTTTAGGCAATAATTGAATTGTTTTCTCCAATCCTTCTTTTTCACGTAGTAAATAATAAATACATTTATTACATGTTTCAAATATTTGAGGTAAGATATCTAAATTACTTAACCAACTATTACTTGGTGTCCTATATTCTATTCCATATTCTTTATCATCTCTAAATCTTCCTGGTTTTCCATAATGAAATACTCTTAATTTATCTTCTTCAGGAAATACAGAAGTAGAAATACATAAATTTCCTACTCCAATTGCCATTAAATGTACTAATCTATGTACATTTTCTTTAATTGCTTTTCTAATTTCTAAATCATTTGATCCTAAATGAATATGTCCTCCTCCATATCTTAATTTATGATCTTTTACTTTAAATGTTTGACATCTATAATCAGGTAAAATAGCATCTTTATCAGGATCACAACCAAAAATAAATCCTTGATAAATTAACTCATCTTCTAAATAAGGTAAATATCTTTCTGGATTAATTTTTACTACTGGTTTTTTATATAAGTGAAGATCATTTCCTTCAAAAGATAATTTAGATAAGAATTCTTGCAATGAATCTAAACTGTTAAGTAAATCGTTTTTCATTAAAAATGGATCTTGATATGGTTTATTTAATGTTAATTCTGTTGCTACTCCATCCATCATCCAAATAAAATCTTTTTCTTCTATAAATGTAGGATGTTTGTAATCTTTTGTAATAAATTCCATGCCACTAAATTTATTTAATAGAGCTGGAGAAATAACTTCATATTCTCCATTTAAATTAATAGTGGCAAATACTTCGGGATCTGCTCCAAAAGTTAAATTATACATTTTATTTTTCCTTTATTCTTCTTCTTCTTCTGAATTAAAAATTTCTTCATCATCATCTTCTTGATCATTAATTTCATCAGTATTTGTTGATAAAGTAAACCAATCAGGATTTAATCTTGTTATATCTATATTTTCATTTCCTTCCCTTCCTATTCTTCTTTGTAAAGTTTGATTTGTTCTATCTAAAATATGAACATCAACAAATGTTGGATTCTTAATAAATTCTTTTATTAATTCTGGTTTATACGTACTATTTCTCCAATGAATCATAGATCTTTCACCTAAATGAGAATAAACAAATTCATTTGGTAATGCAATAGAACTTAAATCTCCTCTTTCTAAAATATCTAATAAAATTTCATCCGATCTTTCATCCAATTTAATTTTAGTAGTAAAAGCTTTATATGTTTCAATAATATATTCCCTAGAATCAAAATCAACATCAAAAACTGAATTTTCTTTTAAAAATCCTTCATCTTTTAAATCATTAAATGATGTAGAAACAATATATTCAACAACTCCTTTACAAAAATCTATCCATGCTTTCATAATAAATGGATTAGTTGTTTTATTAAATACTCTAAATTCTACACTTCCTTGTGTCCATAAAGGAACAAGATTAATAAAATGATATCTTACTGGAATATATCTAGTCATTAATTGATCTAAATCTCCGTATCTATCTTTAAATTCAATTACAGAATTAGATTTTAATAAATCTGTGATATTAAATACCTGTGCAAATCCTTTACTTAATGGAACTACAACCGGGCCTTTTTTAGTTATTGGACGACAATAAATTGAATCATTTTTAATTCCTCTAAATTCATAACCAGCAGTACCTAATAAATAAAAAACTTGTTCTAAATGCCTTGCTAATCTCATTGTATTTTTTAGGATTGCTAAACTAATTGGTAAACAAATATGAATATGAAAACCCGCTCTAAAAGATTTTGGTTCTTCGCCTAAATCTAAAAGAGTTTTTGTTATTTTCTTTAAATCTCCTAAATAATTATTTTCGGTATCTATTACTGAAGAAACTAATTCACCTCCAAAAGTTTCTTTTCTTAACATCATATTCATTAAATAGGATAAATCATCATCATATTCTACTTCTAATCCATTTAAAACTCTTTTATTAGTTTCACAACTAGCATCATGAGTTAAATGAAATTGAATATTATCAGAAATTAAATTTCTATTTCCTAATTTATGAACACTAACATTTTCAATTTCAATTTCTATTCCTACGCTAGTTATTATTGGATATTGATTCATTTATTTATCCCTTTTCCATATACTCTAAATTAGCCACATTAATTATATGATTTTCTAACTCAATATATTTTGCTCCCATAATTAATCTGGCTTTTTGTTCCTTATAAAAGTTATTCCTTTCCGTTTCAGTTTCAAATTTCTTAATAAGAAAAGTTCCTGATACTAAGTAAAAATAAATAACAAAGAAGTGGTTCATTTTATTTTTTCCTTCCCAAAACAAAAAAGAAAATAGATAATACTAATGAACCCCCAATAAGTATCGCTAGGATAGTTAAAATATTTTTAAAATCAAACAAGGTATTTATCCAAGTAATAAAAATATACGCCAAAAAGAAATTAGCTGAAAAATTTAATATTTTATTAAATAACTTTCCGAAATTATTATATTTAGTATTCATTTTGTTTTTTCCTCATCCAAATACTCTTCCGCTAATTTTTTATAATCAGTTTGATAAATTAATTCTTGTGGTTGGACTAACAAATCAACTCTAATATATTTAGGAAACTTACCCAATTTACAAACTTTTAAATATAAATCTCCATTTTGGTTTTTTACAATTTTTACTTTCATTTTATTTTCCTCTTCTTATCTGCCTTTTGTTTTTTCCTTTTATCAAAACAAATAATTAGAATCCATGTTAAACATAGCATTATAGCTAGTCCTATAAAGAAATAATAATATTCTGGAATGTGCATTTTTTATTTATCCCCTTTCAATTTGAATTGATGTACCATTTGTTAATGAAACTTCAAACCGAGTTTCATCAACGTAAAAAATTACTTTTTCTTTGTTGATAAATGATACTTCAGCAAATTTAATTATAATATTTGTTCCTTGATTTGTAGTAATAGTTATTGTGTGCATTTTATTTATCCTCTTTCATTTTTTGGTTGCATAATTAATAGACAAATTACAGCAATAAACAATATTACTGCTGAAAAACAAATTGTAGATAACATATTTAGTTACTCCCTGAAACTGGAATTTCTAATTCATCTTCATAAACTAAAAACTTATATCCACTTAAAGCATATTCAAATATTTTTACTTTTTGTAAATCACCATTTTCTAATACTATTTCATCATCCCCCATATAGTTAATACCTTTAATTTCAAATACATCCATCATATCAGGAAAAAATACTTTATCACCAACTTTAAATTTAGAACCAGCTTTTTCAGATTCTTCAGAATCCCACAATTTATAAATTACTGAATAATCTTCTTTCTTAAACCCTTCAAAAATTGTTACAGTATCTTCATTGAATTTTTCAATCATTTCACACATTTTATTTTCCTCTTTCATTTTTTATCTAAGGCAAATATTTATTTCTTTTTTCAACGGGAGATACTCGACCGTCTTATAATATAAAGTTTCATTTTCCTCCTTATTCATTATCTCTTGAATTAATAATTCTTAAAGATAAGATCCATACTATTATTCCCACTATCCAATACATTCCGCATAAAAACGGAATATTTTTTGTGGGATAAATAATGAATAGAATTACAATTATTAATGTTGTTACTATTCCAGAAATTATAAAAGATGCTAATGCTCTCATTTTATTTTCCTCTTTCATTGAAAGTTTATTTAATCACAAATGTCTGCCAATTAACTTTTCTAAGATTTAATTGGCAGTAATTTATGATCACATAATAGTTTCCTTCCAATTTTTTCTTTATAGGATGTACGTAAAAACAAACCATCCT